CCAAATGCTACACTTGAGGAACTAGCGGTTGTGCTTACTGATTGAGAAAGCCCATCGATACCTATTGACTTGTTTGTTACTCCAGGAACCCCTACGTTTTGTGAAATGACTGGAAGTAAGTCTATTTTAGCCCTTAATGCAATTGCCTTCAAGAAATTTTGAGGCACTCGATTGAACCCCGTTACGTAAGTCAATTGCCAGTAGTTAGGGATAGTCTTATTGCCAAAGTAACCTACGTATGGGGTTAATCCTACAAATATAGATTGCCCTGATAATGTGGTTACAGAACCTTGCAAGGGTACTAGGTTGATATTCCTATGCCCACTTTCATCCCCTATCTGTTTTTTTACAGATAGCCATTCTTTAGGGTAATCTATTTGCAAAGTGGTATTGTAAAAGCCCAATACTTTGTGTGCATCTACTACAGGATATGTGGTAGGGAAGTATCCCCAATTCCACCAATCTTCTATGTAAAAAGTCCTATCTTCTTGAATAGCCTGTCTGTTGAGCTTTATGTTCAGAATATCCTCTACATAATCTTGTGCGCCCCTAATGTAAGCATCAATCATATCGTCTGTGATAGACTGGCAGTTAACGTTGGTCAACGGCAACCCAAATAAGTACAGTGATTTTAACTCAGAAGCTGAATATACTAACCCTGTGTTTTTTTGGTATGATATGGTGAATGTGATGCTGGGCATTCGTTAATCTTCGCCATAAGCTTCTTGTCCATCATGTACAATAATGATACTTCCAGCAGATGAAGCGGTTATAGCCGTAACTGGAAAGGGATAAACCGTATATGCTGGATAAGATGTTAACGTTATGGTATTGCCAGCATACGTTCTTATTGTAATATTAGATACAGCGGTGCAAAAAAACAAAGCGGCCTCTAGCTTTTGCCCTAGTGAAGGTGAAACTATCCTATTGGCAGATGGTGTATATACTTCTTGCCAAGATCCGTCAATGTTGAAAGGTTTTAAATATGCCATGCTGTAAAAATACTAAAAATATTGCTTAACTTATTTTATCCAACAAGAACTTTCTTAGCTGAGTTTCATTCTTTCCTTCTATGTCTTTTTTGCTGATGCCTTCCACTAAAGGGATCAATTCGTTCAATTCATCAAAAGATGCAGACTCGATTGCTTCTATCAAAGCATCGTCTTTTTCAGGTTTTGATGGTTCTTGCTTTTGCTCTTTTAGTTTTTGTTGTTTGGCCTGTTTCTGTTCTTTGGCTTCTGTTTGTTTTTTCTTTATCTCCTCTTTTGTGTTGAATTCTAAAGATCCTTTTGATGCTTCGATCAATTGATCTGCCAATTCAGATTCTACTTCTATGCTGCCGTCTGAATCTAAAGTCACTTCACCTACTACAGGTAAAATAAGGGTTTGACTTGCATACCTAGGATCTGTGAATAATTTTTTTGTTGCCATTTTTAATTAGGTTAATTTAGGAAGTAAAATTAAATAAAAAAGTCCATATTTCTATGGACTTCTTTAAAATTATTTACTACAGACCTACTATGTAGATGCTACAGTATAAGGGCCTACGTTTAAAAATCTCACTATTTTGCGCTGTGCAAAAACTACGGGTGTCCCAAAGAGGAACGCGATAAAACGCTTGCTCATTCCAAGTGTAGCTAAATCCAGCTTACCTAGAGGTGCCAATTGTTTGAAGCTCAATACGTCTTCTGACATTTCAGTACAGAATGCTTCTTCTGTATCAGGCAAGAACCTGTTGCGATCTCTAACTACGTTAGCTGCCGCTCCGTCAAATCCAGCAGTTCTTTGTGCTACCGATACTTTGAAGATAGGGAAGAAAACAATATTATCTGTAGTAGCGTTCACAGAAGGTGTAATCTTAGAACGGTAGATTTGATAACCAGTTGCTGGGTTTGCACCACCTGCGTCTGCAAAAGTCAAATCAACTGACTGACCTGCTGTCAAAGTGGTCTTAGTGGTGTTGTTTAACACTCGCAAAGAGCTTTCACCAAAACGGTTCAAAGCTGATACTGCGTAGAAAACTGCACCCAAAGCACCTGTATGAGTTTCTCCAGCCACAAACCTTGATTGACCTGCGTCTGCTACTAGGGCTGCGCCTGTAGCAGTTGGTGTGTTAGGGGCTTTTGCTGAAGTGGCTGTTGCAGATAAAGTTTTGGCTGCATCTTTCTTCATGCCTTTATCGTGCTTCAAAGCTACAGTACCGAATGTTGTGTCAATACCTTTGATTGGTGAACCTGGAGAAATTGCTTGTGGAGAAGCATTAACCAAGATACGTTGACGTTGGAAGTAGTCTTTGGCAAGACCTGCAATTACAGAAGGAGGTGCAAACAAAGCATCTACGTTACCGAAAGCATCGTCTACTTGGATAGAAGCGTCCTCTACTGTTTTTTGGTTCAAAGAAGCACCACGCAAGTCAATGACCGCAGGTGATGTCAAGTAGTCATTCAATGAAGTGAATGCTGCGCCTGTACCTGTTGCACCGTGCTGTGCGTAAATTCCATTGAATTCTTGACCGATAATAGAAGCGTTCGCTTTGGTCAAGCTGCTGTTGGCTTTGCGAACAACCCACATTGTCTTGTTCTCAACTTCTTTGCGCATTGCGTCTACGTAAGAGCGAACAAGTTGGGCTTGGTAAGTTACCTCTCCAGTTACCTGAATATACTTTACCAATTCTGCTTTACGGATGTAAGTAGAATCTTCTACGTCTGAAAGTTCACCCTCAGAATAGAAACCTCCACGATCTGAACCGTAAGAAGATAATTGCAAATATTCCTCAACAGTGTTGTAAGCTGTTTGCTTAGGAATGGAATTCCAAAGCACGATGTCCTTCATGCGGAAATCGAGTAATTTTAAAGTAGTCTCTAAGCTCTCAGCTTTAAGAGGCTCTTGACCAAGTAGTTGGTTTGTAGTGTCACGACCAGTTACCGTTCCAGCTTGCATAGCTTTTAATAGGCTATCTACCTCCTGTTCGCTTCCGAAACCTCCGAAACCACTATCTTGATATGATGATAGATTTACGTCCATTTTTATTTATTTATTTAGTTTAATTGTTACGATTTAATTTACCCTGTTATTACGATATTATGAAGTCTCCTTAATTCCCTTGCCACTACACCAGCTTCTCTTTGGTCTACACCCAAAGCACCTGCTATCTCAACTGTTGAAGCGGCTTTTGCAAACATATTGTTCTCGTTGAAGTCATTGCCAGCTGCTTTTACCAAGGCTTCTACTACTTGTTTTTTGTTTCTTGAGATTGATAATTCTAGTTCCCCTTCTTGTTTAGAAGCAAAGCGATCCACAAAATTTTGTGTAGTGATCGACTTAGGGCCTGGGTTAGCTTTTGATAAAGCGTTGATTGTTTCTTTGATCTCATCCAAAGATTTCTTTAGATCGTTGTTTTCTTGTTCTTTGCTTGACAATAAAGTTGTCATGGCTTCAAACTTTGAATCGTATGATTTAACGATTTCAGAAAGTTCTGCTTTAACAAGTTCTTGGGTTTCTGCTTTGTCGAATTTTTGAACAACCGTTCCCACGTTAGGCATTTCCTTTCCAGAAACTATTTCGCCTTCTTCAGGACCCATTGTAACAGAAGCTATTTTAGCTTTGATTTCTTCAGCCTTTTTCATGTACTCGTTGCCTTTTTTAAGGCACTCACTCATTTCGGCTTTCATTTTTTCAATCTCGTCTTTCGACATGCCTTTTACAATTTCTTGTTCAGGTTCAGCTTTAATTAAGCCTAGGGCTTGCTTTGCTATTAATATAGACTCTTCTGAAATTTTAGTAACTTCCATATTTAGATTTTTGAAATCTTTTTATTCGTTGAAATTAAAAATACTTAAAAAAAATATATGTTTTAAACTTTGGATTTCTGATCAATAATATTCACAAGCTCCCAGAATTTATCACAACTGTCTTTATCCATGTTGTGTTCTTGTACTAGGTTGGAGTATAGTTCCCCTTTTGAAAACATATAACCTTGTTTCTTTTTCTTTCTTGGATCAATTCCGTTTACGCTTTCAGTTTGAGTTACTCCACTTGAAGCCGCTGCTGTTGATGCTGTTTGAATTCCTTCTGCTTTCCAGATTTTGATATTGAAGTCTTTGTCGATTGTCCTTCTTACTCCTTTGTCATCTGTTACGTCAACTAAATAAGGTGTGAATTCACCTCCGTTATTTACATTCATGTCGGCTTTTTCAAAGTCATAATGAATATCTTCAAAACCGCCTTTCATGATTTCCATTTTTGTCCCCTTGCATTTTGGACTTGGTGTGATGGCTACGGCACTCAATTTTGACTTTAGGATTCTATTTTTATTTTTAGGGTCTCTCTGGAGTGCTTTCCCTTCAATGCTGAAGCCAAGACGTCTTGTGTCACTATCTCTTTCCAATATCTCACCCAAATCATATACGCTACGTGCTGTTTGACTAGATGGGTACAGTTTTCCTTCAATATATAAATCACCATCTTTTACTTCAGCTTTTGTAGGTTCGCCTATAATAGCTAGTGGATCTTTGGTCCAGAGATGATGGAAATTTAAGGTGCCTCTTGCAAGCAAATCTGATAAATCCATTCCTTCTGGTTCAAGAGTTTCACCATCGCTATCAACGCCTTGTTTAGTAGTACTGGCAATTCCCTTTATGCGCATGTTTTGATATTTATCAGTGCCTTCGCCGCCTTTTTCTATTTCAAAAGGAATGAATATTGAAAATTTATCTTCCATCTCTATTTTATTTTTATTTTAAATTATCAAACAACTGCTATTTCATAATACGTTCCTTGATTTCTTTCTAGTAAGAAAGCATCCGCATTAGAGATTGAACTATTAAATAGAATTGCCTCTCCGATAACTCCAGCACCAGCTCCATTGCCTAAAGGACTTCTTGCTCCTATCGTCAAGTTGCCCGCAGTGCTACTCTCTCCCCCAGAACCAGTCGCTCGTACAACCCCGTTTGTTCTTATATCATTCGCGCCAGCTGCGTATCTTCCAGTTGCAATAGAGTATGCGTTATTAGTAATATCTCCGTTGGATATATCCGCACCTGTTGTGTAACGCCAGTTAGTCGAACCAGATGGGCCGCCTAATGACCTTAGATTTGTGACTGTTGCTGTACTGCCCAATAGTGAAAAAAAATCCCTATCTGATGTTACTTCTGAACGAGCCAAAACGTTCATTGTTTGTGGATTAGCTCCCCATAAGCTTGCATCTGCCGAGGTAGCCGTGTTGAATAACCATGTTGTAGCACTGAAGCGTATAACAGGTTTGGTATTTTCAATATTTACTACACCACTCGTTACTATTTGTGGCTGGTTCCCTGCTGTTGTTTGGGTTGCGTTAAATCCATTTATTGATTGGTCGTACCAAGTCCTTACAAATCCGTTACCTTGGTTGGCTGTGGCTACTGTTTGTCGATATGTTTGAGCGGTTGCCCCTAGAGTTACTTGAGCACCCCATACGTATTTATTATGCCCAACCGTTCGAGTGGCATCATTATCTGCTGCGGCACTTGCAATAAGTGCTGCGTAGTCGGTTACCAAGGGAATACTACCTGTAATAGACACCCTATACCATCCACCCCCCACATTGGTTATTGATGAGCTAGTATAAATTGCAACGCCTATAGCGTCCGCAGTTCCTATTGTCCCAGTGTCTAAGTTTACCCAACACCTAAATTGATTGCTTGGGCTTGTTATATGATACACACCAACTCTAACCCAAGTTCCTACAGTCGCTTTTTTAAGATATACCGAATGTGTAACCGTTAGCCCTAATGATAATCCAGCTATTGCTTGAGTTCTTGCACTATTTGTTGATGTACACGTTGTTAAATCAGCAGTCATCTGACCATTTGGGGCTAAAGCGGCGTTTGTTGTAACTGTTTCACCTGCTCCTGATAATAAATCCCACGCGACATTTTCGAACTGTTCTGAATAGGTCAATAAGTTCTGATACCCCACGTGATTCATTAAATCCACTTGGTCTAAATCACCACTGGACGTAAACCCAATATTTGCCTCAGCATTATCTATATCCCTGCGTACTCTAATAGCATTACCTGTATAAGCATTTCTTAGTCTCCTTAATGAGTAAGCAGCAGAAGATTGAATACTTATTAAATCTAATGGGGTTAGTGGTATTGTTAAACTTTTATATAAAGTATATGGGGTAAAAATATTTACCGAAGTTGGTTTTTTCTTATCCTTAAAAGCAATTGTCATTGCTGACATTCTGTTTATTCTCATAAACTTTTATATATTCCCACAGTTATTAAAAATACTAATTTTAACTACACTATGTTTAAATCGCTCACAAACGACTTTAAAAGCTCATTGTTCTCTTTGAAGAATTGATCTATCAATGGCTTTATTTTGCTGTTAAATACCTCTTTAGATACATGATTATCATCTTTGTGGTATGGAACACCAACGCTTTTATATTTTACAACATCTTCGCCTTCAACATTGACCGCATGATACTGCTCCAAAGCTCTGGCAAAACATTCACAAGTTCTGTTCACATAATCGCTATCTGTCTTTTTGTTCAAATTATTTCTGAATGTATTGGCTATTTTCCCAGCAAGTGAATTAAAATCATCTGACGCATAATGTCTGTTTTTTGAATTACCCAATTGATTGTCTAAGAAGTGAGCAAATTCATGAGCTAAAGTGAACCCAAACTTGCCATTTTCTTTATTGTCGCTTACACCGATTGCTTTCATTGATGGGTAATATAAACCTAAAGCATTTCTGGCGTGCATCATTTTATCCCCACTGTGGCTTATCTTTAGGCCAAACTTTTTCGATATTGATGACCTGTCCCCAAATGATTTGTAAACTTCGTTCAATGAATTTTTTATCTGCTCAATTTGCTGCTCTTTTATTTCTTTTCCGTTTTGCAATTTCACTTTCACTCCATGACTGTCAAGTAAAGTGTTTTTTGTCCCAGAGTCACCGTAACTGGTCTCCCTGCCTTTATCAAAACTAGTGTTGTTCTCTTCTCTCTGTATACGTAAATCTTTTTTCCTCCACTGCAATTGATCTCTAACCTCTTTATACTCAATGACACAAGGATCATCGTAACTGTACGATCTTTTGCCCATATCAAAAGGGGTTTTGTAATCCTTGTTTACAAATTTTTTATACATGTCAAAATTAGATTTCAACATACTGTTTTCATCTAATTGGCTTATCCTTTTGCCAGTAGGCAATTGGACAGGGGAATTTTTCATGTCTGGTATCTCTGCTATCTTTGCCTCTTTTGGCAAACCCTCCCATTGTTCCTTAGTGTATTTTTTCTTCTGTTTTTCAGAAAGCCTTTTATCATAATCAAATGGATAATACATTTTTATTTTTTCATCACTCCATTCTGCTACTCTGGCCAGTATTTTCTTTGTTTCGTTTTCTTTCTTTTTGGCAATGATCGCTTTTGCAGTTTTTTGATAATAGTCTTGCATTGCTACCATTTGGTCTATCTGAACAACTGCATATTCTGATATATGGTTGTTCAATAATGCTCTATTATCTTCTTCCCATTTATTTTTATCAGAGTATTCATATTTTTTGCCAGATATTTCTATTGCGTATCCATCTTTTTCATTGCCCCACACATTTGTTGGTGAATCTAACTCCAAGTAGCTGTACTTGCCATCAAGTATATCCCTTTTCAACTGTTCGTTGTTCAGCTTATAAGAAGATGCTGTTTTATTATATCCATTTGTGGCCAACAAATAGGTATCATCACTTAATTTCACATAATCAAAAACAAAATTGTCCAACTTCCTTCCTGCAAAAACTGCAAGGTTTATATCTGGACACCAATTTGGTTTAGGCTTATCCAAAATACCTTCTTGTTCCACAAGCTGTATGTCCATTTGACTAATCAAGGTATAATCCAAGGCTTGTATTTTTTCACCCGATCTGGTTGTAAATTCCTTTACCTCAATATTGCTTTTTTGCTCTCCCTGTTTCTCTATGGTGTTGCTTACTGGAAGTTCACCGCTCTCTTTGCCAAACAGTTCTTTAACTGCCTTAAACCTGTTGCTTTCAGTAACATTGTTAATTATTTCAGAAGAATTTTCAACTGGAGGTATGCTTATCTCGCTTTCTGGCACTAGGGTATTGTTAACTTCATAACCTGCTTTATTATCAATAATTGATACACCACTTACCTCAAGTTCTTTTCCGTCAACCGTGACGTTAGTACTAACATCAACTAAATTCTTTAATTCTTTTGCTTGTTCTTTCTGTACAGTCTCTTGATATGTTTCTTCTGGCATTTTTGAAATCAAATTGGACATGATTTCTTCTTTTGCATTTAACGGGAAAATCCAACCCCCAAGGGTCTTGTTCCAACTACCTATACCAACATCTGATTTTATTTTTCTCAGCAATTCTAAATTAGCATAAGTGTTGCCTGTTATAAGCAAAGATTTATCTGAATATCTTGTAATTTTTAAATCTAGTTTTGTATCCAGGGATTCGCCTAGTGGTAAATTTTCTTCTATCTTATCAGTACCTACCTCTCGGTACTGATAAAATGTTTTACCGCCCCTCTGTACTTTTATGTATTCGTACCTTTTGCCTTTTTGGATAGTGTCTAAAACAGACTGTTCAAAAAAAAACCGTCTTCTGACTTTTTTATTTTAGTCTTTGCTTGTTCTGCTTTCCTAATCTCTATTTCCCTTTTTGCTGCATTACTTAATGTAGGATCTGAATGTGATTTCATTTTCATCAAAATATCATTTGACGTCCTACCAGCGTGTTCAGCTAGTTTTTCAGGTGAATGTTGGAATTTTCCCTTGCTGTTAGCTTTTTGTTGATCGTTATTTTCAGATTTAGAGATTAAAGTTTTTTTCTTTAACCTACTCTCCCACAAAATTTTACCGTCAGGGGTTAAGACATTATCATTTTTTACAAACTCTAGGCCATGTTGTTTTTCTGCTAATTCATAAAGCAATGAACCTATTCCTTGACCCCTATGATTTGGATCTACTTGTACAGTTGTAGCTATTAAATTCGGTTTGAATTTGTTTTTTATATAAGTCATGTCTCCCACATGATTGTTACCTTTTTTAGCAATAATTTTATATTCATTGTCATCCAAATGCTTTATATGAAATGAAGCATTTTCTCCATTTTTAAGTTTTTTTTCATAAATAGGGTAACCTAAGTTTGTGTGACCTACAACAATTCCACCCCTATCCCCCTCAGCTTTTTCGAGATCGTTACTCTCACCCTTCTCAATTCCAAAATACTCTTTTAAGTGTTCTTTAGTGTCTTTAAATAAATCCGCTGCCATCCACTCGTTTACTGACATAAACTTTAATTGAGTAGCTTCGTTTTCTAAATCAATGTTAGCTAGAGGTGAAGTGCCTAAGTCTTGATAGAAATTTATGCAGTAACCGTTTAATGTTTGACCTGTTGGCAATTGCTTAGTGTAGCATGGAACTAGATAAGAGGATTTGTCAATGTCTAGATTTGTTTCTTCTTTGAATTCCCTGAATGCTGCTTCGTCTGGTCTTTCATCTCCGTCCACATGACCTCCAGGCAGCATCCATTGTCCGTTATCTTCTCTTTTCATTAAAAGCAACTTTCCTTCGTGGTCTGTGTAGATAATTGCTACATAGTCTCCTTCGGCTTTTTTTAGCTCGTTGCTTAATTCTTTCTTTTGCTTTTTAGCCTCTTTCTTTTGCTTTTCATCGTCATCCTCTTCTAGTATTTTTACTAGGTTCTTATGCTCTTCGATGAATTCATCTTTTGGGATTTCAACTTTTTCAGACTTTTTTATTTCACCTGAGATATGTTTTTTTACCGTATCTACTATTTGTTGTATAGAATCTCCTTCTTTAACATCTATATTTATAAACTCAACATTTGGGTGTTCTTTTTTTATTTCTTCAAACGAAGTCTTATTTCTCCTATAATCTGAATTATTAAAATCGCCTACAGTAACATTGATTATCTTTTTCAACCCATCATCTTCAATGTCTGAATTAAAGTTGCTCCAATCAGGTGTATGGTCTTTCACCCTTATTCCTATATCTCCAAACCTAGCATAGCCTTGATTCCCTAACGGGAAACCTAATGAGGCTTGTATGTCAAATTCAGCTTTAACTTGATTTTTTTCATCTAAATCGTAATCTTTGAATTTATGACCCGATAAAGCTGATTTAAAAGTAGTATGCCCTCTTACTCCACTTCCAATCCCTCCCTTACTCAACTCTATCTCCACAGCTAGTTGATATACTCTTTCGGCTGATTCTAGGTCTAGGTTGTGAGATTTTTGGAGGTCGATTAGGATGTCGGCTTTAGAAACTTCCTCTTTTTCAACTTGAGTTTTATGGTAATTTTCACTCATTCTATGAGCAGATTCATTAATGCTTGAATCTTTTATTTTACCATCACTGCGAGTACCATGTTTTTTATAAGAATCTGTTAATATTTTATTATGAGCATTTTGAGCATCTATATGGTCTTGTTTTGAAAAACTCGCATAATGATCCAAAACTTTTGATTTTGTTCCAGGTTTTAAATGAGATTCATAAATCGGTTTATTTGATTGCGTAGTCCCTATAACTTTTCCGCCTTTAGAACCAACGCCGCCTTTCTCAATTAGCTCCTCTAACTCCTTCTCAGCTTTTTCTATCCCTTCGTGAAACTTAGCTACCTTATTGATAAACTTATCTTCGTTCTTAGATCTCTTTTCTTGAAGGATTTGTTTTGTGGCTTGGATTTCTTCGTTGCCTTCTGATTTAACTAGGGCTTGATCGCAGGCTTGAATTTTAGATTCAAATTCCTGATCTATTTCATCGAAGTTTTCGATTGCTTTTTGCAAGTCCTCTTTGCCTAACTCAATTACCTCCTCCAATGCCTCTGCTTTGCGTAGTTCTATTTGATCGGCAGTAAGATTGTTGCCTTGTTCATCTTGGATAACAACTCCGGGGATTTCTTTGATAGTGCCAAAAGCATTACGGATAGTTGAAAATAAATTCATCTTTGTTTTGTTGAAAGTATAATGATTGTATTTAAAAATACTAAAAATCAGCGTTCGTATTTACACTTGTCAGGATACAAGTGTTGTAGCAATATTTGAATCTGTCCGCCCTCAAGGCCAGTGTCGCCTATTGAGAATACTGGAGAATCGGATACTGATTGTTTTAATTCGTTCAGCGACCTGTGGTCATTGATCTTTATGTCGTTGAACTGGACTTTATCTAAGTTCATCAGGTTTCCATATAACGACTTTATTGTAAAACCATTACGTTCTTCTTCCCAAGGGATGGCTGAATTTATGTCTAGGAATGATTGCCTGTTGTACCTGATAGGGGTGTGGCAATCGAAGTTGTGGGTTGTGCTGTTTCTTGAAAGCAGGTGGTCGATGGTGTTCTTTACCGAAATCCTGTAACTAGATTGAGGGTTTGTCCTTGACAATAACCCTTCCAGTGATTTGTTGTAGTAATTAGGGAAAGTGTCCGCTGAATGGTCTTGGTTTAAAAAGTGATCGTCATTGAAAAACAAGAAGGTATCACTGATGCTATGTGTGCTACATGCTTCTTTTATCTTGCTGAGTATGTTTTTCTCTTTGCATGGCGACCAATCGTCCATTGGTATGTGGATGCAGTTGTGTTCAAACCAAGGTGGTTCTCCCACTATATAGACATTGCCTACGTCTTTTAAATGTTTTTCTATTGACCTAAGTGAATATTTAAGTTCTAGGTCGTAGAATCGACTGCCTATTCCAAGGACATATACAACGTCTGTCATGAACGCATTATCGTAACCCTATAACTTGATAAAATCAGAGGTTATAGGGAATAAGAAATTTTAGAAGCTAGAAGGGCCAGGGTTTTCAACCACTAAGGTCAGTATATTGGCTTCGTCTGTTTCTGAAACAAGAAGCCCTAATCCTCTCAATTGAGCTATGGCTACCAGTTCCTGAACAGTTGTTTCCTTCAATTGGATGTTTGACAAAATCTTTTGGTGAAAACTGTTTGTTATATTTTGAGGGTGTAAACCTTTTATTTCTAAAACGGTAAGGTTGCCCATAGCATCAGACAAACCAGTGATATTAGGCATGAAGTCTGTATATAATCGAACTCTTACTTGTTGGTCTGTAAAGGTGAATAGTTTTGCCATCGGTCTTTTTAGTATTGAAATTAAAAATACTAAATTTTTCTTTTACTTTTTAATCTCAACAATTAGTAAAATCAAAATGGCAAAGAAGATGCTTGGACATAAAAAGCATCCCCCCAAGACTTATTGAGTGCCCATTGGGTCTGTACCCTTGTGAAACCAAATGCACCTAAATAGAAATCAACATCTTCGATCAAAGCGCAGCCAGCATATAGTTCTGCTTTGTTGACCTCAATATATACTGCCTGAAATTGTTTTAACAAATCCCCCATGCCCCTTAATGCCAATAGATCTGCGCCCTGCAAGTCTATGTTCAATAGATCGCAGTTTTTTAAATCCAATCCCAACTTATCTACCCTTCTCATTACTGTCTTGAATTCACTGATATAAGTCACGTCAGGATGTTCTACGCTATGTAATTTTAAGTCCAATATTGAACTAGATTGACCTTTGTTGCTCGATACATGGAAGGTCACTTCTTTGCCCTCTTCATCTCCTATGCAATAATTGAATCCAGTTGCATCAGGGTACTTGCTCAAATTCTCTTTGAGTTTTAAAAATATCTCTGGATTGGCTTCAATCCAAATTTGTTTCTTTATACCCAATTGATCGTATATAGGAGCTTCTTCACCTACATTTCCTCCTATATGTAGGACGCCTGTGAATTTCAAATCATAGTATGGGAAAAGTTTTCTAAAATCTATTAGCATTTTTGTATAATCATTAAGTGGATAATATCGTTAATATTTGAAGTAGGTTTGTCTTTATAAGCAAACGAATAAACTGCTGATGTGGTCTCATAAATCCTATCCATACCCCAATCAACAAACTGTTTCCCATCTTCTTGTGGGACTATACCTTGTAGTTTAATAGATTTTAGTATGCTTAAATAATCCATAATTTTTATTTTTTTATAAACCAGAATGAAACCATACTATCATCTCCATTTTCAAATGTTGTGTGAATATCAGACATAGTATATTTATTGTTACTTTCAGATACAAAACATTTAACTGCCTCATTAACGCCATATTGAGGACTTAAATAATCATGCCCTGAAATTACCCCTCCACTCCTTACTTTAGGATATATAGCTTTCAAATCAGCTAAACACCCCTTGTAGCTGTGATCTCCATCTAAGTAGGCAAAGATAAGTGAATTGTCAGTTATTAATGGGATAGTGTCACTCGATTTGCCTTGATATATATATCTTTTGTTTTCAAAAGCGTTTGTTCTATACAATGCTTCTTTTAAATTATCGTCATGCCAGTTTTGTTCAAAGCCTCCGTCTCCTTTTTGATTGAGGGTTTGCCAAGCGTCAATCATGTAATGTTTGGTAACATTAGGCCAAGAGATAATGTGTTCACTAAATCGTCCTTCAGCTACTCCTATTTCAACAGAGTGACCTACTAGGTTATTGTGTATTAATAAGTTACAAAACTCTGTTCGGTAATTAAGTTGGTTTGATTTTAAGCCCATCTTTTCTTTGCAAATAAATATATGTGTTCATATTCCACGTCATGGGTCTTTTTCAAGAACTCAATAGCGTTCATCAAATTTTGTTTTGCCTTCTCTTTCTCTATTCCCGTGAATGCGTGTGGATGGATTTCTGCTACTAGGTAATCTACTCGGTCGGCTATTTCTTCCAATGATTCTTTATGTTCCCATATTGTATTTTCGTTGCCCTCTATGTCGATCTTCATTACCACATTATCATCAGGGTAGCAATAATCGGTTAATAATTTATCTGGCATGATAAGCTCTACATTGGACACCTCTGCTCTGGGGTTGTTCTCCATATCTTGCTCATTGATATGATCACTGATCGATAAGTATTCTTCGTTTGATCCATTTGTAGCATCTGTCTTGTGCCAAGTTTTACCTCTTCCTATTGCTTTTCTAATTAAATGGCTTTTTTCAATTTTAGTATGTTCTAACCATACTTTTTGATTCTCAGGATTAGGTTCTACTGCTATTATCCAAGCATTAGGGAAAAGCTCGTGAGCAAATCTAGTAAAGCAGCCTACATTTGCCCCAAGGTCGAATATAATATTTGGGGTAAAGTCAAGTTGCCTAAGTCTATAACTATCATTGGTAACAACTTCTGCATACAAACCCCTAAATCCTCCGTTTAAACTGTCTTCTAGTTTCATTTGTCTTTATTGTTTCTTTTAAAATCAACTACATCTTGCAATATCATAAATACCAAAATTGCCAACACAATAAAAAATTGAACAGTCAATGTATTTTTCATAATCTTGCTTCTTTCCAATCAAATTTTTCTGGATCAAAATTTTCCATCCTGTCTTGATACCAGTAGGCACTATTTTCTTCCGTACCGTTAAGTTTGCTGAATCGGCTAAATTCAGTTATATGCCCTGAACCTGGAATTTGATCGCTCAAATTATCCATTTGCTTTACACAACCTGGAACAAATGCAAAAGTATGCAATTTCTGTGAAATATTTATCATTGAATGATCAATGCCAATTGATTGAGGTAAAAATTCGTCCAGTAAAGATAATACTTTTTGAATCGAATTCCTATTTACAATGTAAGCGTAAGTACAAAAAGATCCGTAAGTACGAATCATTCTAGGATCATCTGTGAGTTCAGCGTCCCTGCCTAACTGTTCTTCTGGTTTTCTTTTCTCATCCCACCAAGGTTTCCCTATATGAAATGTTGCGCCAAGCCATACTGCATCCCACTTTCTTTCGATCTCTATTTTTTCTCCTAGATTGCAACATCTCCAATTATCAATATATTCTAATCTTTTTTCTAGGTCACTGCAAAATATTAAATCATCTTCCATTACAAAAGCATGTTTATTTTGCTGTAATGCTTGCTTCATGATTTTTTCTTGGCTAAGATAGCAACCAATAGCACCCTTCTGAGGTCTAGCTAGCATAGCTTTCATTTGATACGCTTTATAAGGCCACTCTTCTGGAGTCATTCCTTTTACTCTTACTGAATAACTAAATATATCAGGGAATCTATCAAACTGATTAAGCATGTGTTGCCTACGATCATTTCTATGATCAAGATTTACATAAGCAACTAAACTGTCTTTTATCAATTGCATCATATTGTCTTTTTTATTAATACTTGGTAGTCTCTTACTAGGATTTCTAGGTTTCCTTTGTTTTTATCTAAGAATTTATCGATGCCTGTTTTTGTTTCTTTGCTCTGACCATAGTCATCGAATAGCATGTATCCATTTAACCGCAAAACATTGAATGAAAATTCTGCGTCCATAAATACACCCTCCTCAGTGTGGTCGCCATCTACATAAACAAAGTCAAACAAGTATTGTGATAAGTAATTATAAGCCTCTGAACTTTTTTTTCTTACAAGCTCTATTGGTTGCCCTTTTGTGTTTTTTATAAAACGCTCATATTGGCCTTTAAACATCTCATTATCTTTATGATCTGGCAGATATATATCTGTCAAAGGGTCTACGCAAATGAGCCTACTGCCGTCAACATCTTTGTTCAGCAAACAATCACAAATGTGGTTTGAACTTAATCCTTCAAAACAACCTATTTCTAAAGCCAGGTGTACTTTACCTTTTAGGAATTCAGTATTTTTCTTAAATTCACTGTTCCAAAGCTGAGTGTACTCATACCTACCTATCTCTAGGTAACTTATGATGTAATTCTCTGCATGATAATCTTCCACAAACTCCCCTGCTTTTACTTCATTAAAGTATTTACCGTCCCAACCCCACACCTTGTAACCAAAATCATTTACTAGCTCAATGATTGGTTTGAAAGTAAATCCACCTACTTTATAGTGTTCACTGTATTCGATCTGGATGAACTTGACTTGTTTTTCTTTTAAAATTCTTTTAGCACCATCTATGACTAGTTTTTCAGCACCCTCTACATCTATCTTGATTATATCTATTTCAAGTACTTCAAAAATATTATCAAGTGTTGAACTATGTATTGTCTTTCTTTTTCTATCCAAAATTTCCTTTTCCCATTTTTTATTATTTAGAATAGAAGACAGACCTGAATGTTTATTGTCCCAATGATAAAAATCAACTAATTCTTCTTTATCAGAAATAGCATTTGACCTAAATATGATATTGGGATTATAGCTATATTTTACTTCCTGATAGCTTCTTAACTTATCATTGGGCTCTACTGAAATAACATTATATTTCAACGCTTCAGTGGACGTATCTCTATAATCTATTAAAGCATCAAACCATTCGCCTTTATGGCTGCCTACATCAACAATTAGCCAAAATGGATTAAAGTATTGTGTTAAACTGAGTACCATCTCAGCTTCTTGTTTAGCTATTGCCATTTATTTGCTTGAGATTTAATCCAATCGTAAGTCAACTTAATTCCTTCTTCAAGTGAGTATTTAGGTTTCCATCCTAACTCTTTTTCTATCAACGTGTTATCTGAGTTTCTGCCTCTAACACCTTGAGGTTTAGTTAAATCATTTGCTATTGAAAGATTTTTGCCGCTTATTTTGATAATAAGTTTAGCTAAATCGTTAATGGAGATAACTTCATCGCTGCCTATGTTTATAGGTTCAGTAAAATTACTATTCATCAATCTTTCTACTCCCTCTAAGCACTCGCTAATAAAAAGAAAACTTCTCACTTGAGAACCATCCCCCCATATTTCTATAGCATCCCCATTTTTTGCTTGTGCAACTTTACGTGCAATTGCAGCAGGAGCTTTTTCTTTTCCACCATCCCAAATCCCTTCATGTCCAAAAATATTATGAAAACGAGCAATTCTAACATCTAAATTATGTGATTGAGTTGCCGCTTTATACATTAATTCACTCATTAACTTCTGCCACCCATAGATCAAGTCAGGCATTGCAGGGAACACATCGGATTCTTTTAAAGAAATGTTTTGCACCCCTTCTTGTAAATACATATTGTACACACAAGCGGAACTGCTATAAAATGATTTCTTTACTTTATGGGCAATACTGCAATCAATTACATTAGCAACAATCTGTGTTGATCCAGTCATAATATCATGACTGTGTTTAGTGTCACCTATATAACCCATTCCGCCCATCAAACAAGCTAGGTTGTAAACTTCATCTATCCCATTTTTTAAATGAAATGAATTAAACACTTCCCTACACTGTAGTTGGTTTCTCAAATCCCTATTGAAGAATAAATGAGGCTTTTCGTATTTAGGTTCAACTATATCAACGCCAACAACAAAGTGGCCTTGTTGCTTTAATTTCCTGACTAAGTGGCTGCCAATGAATCCAGAAGATCCTGTGACAATAATATTTTTCATATCTGAACTTTTAATATTCGTTAAATTCTAATCCACTCTTTAGGGACAATCTCTTCCGTCCATTCATTACTGTGCGATTCTGTCAACCATCGTTTCGGCACTATCACTTTTTTATTTGGGTTTTGATTTAACCAAGCTCCCCACCACGAGAATGTACTGGCACTGTTTATGTGATGCTCGCATTGGCTAATTTGCTGTAAGTCCGTTAACTCATTTTGCCTTACTGAAAAAGAGCAATCTTTTCTTCCTCCAAACTCTCTTTGACACCATTCTATGTCGTCACTAAAGAAGTAAAATTCTTTTCCTTTAAATAAATCCATTGCATTTTCATACCACTCTTTGGTGACTAGGGGATGTTTGTGTTGTAAAGTCAAATAATCGCCCCTCCTTACGTGAACTGATACAGTATCTTCTTGATGTTTGTTGTATTGAAATCCCAGTGTTTCAATTATTTCTTTCCTGTAATCTTGGAAGTATTTTGGGTTCTGGAAGTAGCCTCTCAATAAGATATTTTGACTTCTATATGATTGATCAAATGGTAACTTGTCGTATCTGTAATATTGCTGTTCAACGATTATTCGATCTATATCACTAAAGTTTGTTGTAGGCAATCCTCCCATACTGTAAATTGGATCGTGATATTGATCATTTGTTACTCCAGGCAGATATACTGAAAAACCATGTTCTAATCCGTAAGCTATTGCTGTGGCTACACAAAACAACCAGTTTCCCAATCTGCCTTGCGGCTTAAATGTTACCATTACAATTCTACGTTAAATACTTTAAGATTTGTAAATTGTCCGCCAGAAGCTACCCAATATCCTTGTACCATAATTGGGGTTGACCAATTGTTGATTATAGTATTTGTTAACAAGGTGTATTCCTTCCACTCAGGTATCAATTTGCTGATCTTTTCAATAAACTCTCCAAGATTAACTTCTCCTTCTATCTTGATTGTTTTAGCTGTGTCGTTAATTTGTAGTTTCACGTCTTATTTCATTTCTCTAATTTTGCCCATCAATACTTCAAATAAATTACCTGTCTTATGTACATTGTTCTTATAGTGAGACCCTGAATGAACAAGGTGGTCATATCTCATGTTTGGCACAACGTATATTGAATTTCCTGCTTTTAGCCAATTATAATTTTGGAGTATCGTATCACTGGTATGAGGATCAATTGATCCATCCCACACGCGCAAATATTCGTCACGGTTGACAAAATAGTTCATGGCATTGATCATCCACAAGAAAGGTTTTATATCAGTGTAATTGGCCACGTTGTATTTTGAAATCACTTGACCTGACATTTGCCTGAAATCAAACAATGGTCTAGCAAATTCAGGTTGTAAGATTACTGATTTGTCCCATACTGGAGTCCTGTATATTGCATCTAAGTAATCAGTACCTATTTTATTGTCACTGTCCAAAATAATTACCCATTTGTTTTCTGCTTTTGAAATTGCTTCTCTCTTGTTCTTGTAGCAATCTAGGTTTTTATCGTTGCGATATAACTTGATCTTGTTTAGGTTTATAGCTTCCAACTTAGCTTGTAAGCTGTAAAAATTTTCTAAAGCACTGTGGTCATCAACTATTACTATTTCTGAAATCCTTTCATCGTACATTACGTCTTCAATGGCATTTATAACCATATCGGTACGATTCCATACAGTTAGGCAAAGTGAAATCATTTCTTAAATAGATTAACAATATTTTCTGTTCCTACTGGATTCATAGAATGTACAAATAACACAGGGTATTCCAGCTTTTCTTGGTCATAAACTTGTTTAAAGTATTTAGCAGCATGAAAACCTGTTTTATTAAAATCATCAGAATTGAAGTCTTCTGAGTTGTAATTAATTACTCCTTTCTGCATATTTTTATGATAGTGTCCATCTGCTAAGTCATGATCAAAAGATATATGAGTTATTTTACCTTTGAACTTATCAATCACTTTAACAAATTCTGGATAGTTTCTTACTACATTCCAATCATAATCAAGGTAAGTATAAGTAAGTTTTCCTATTCTTTTTCCCATATATTCAATACAATCAGTAGGAATGCGTATATCATCTAAGAAAATTTTCATATATCTATTTGTATCCAGTTATCTTCAACTATATCTTCTGCTGTCAAATGTTCTTTATATTTGTCACTGAACCAAGTGTGCTTACTGGGGCATATTACTGTACCTCCGTATCTTGAATGTGTGTTAAGGTCTAGGTAAGCACCCCACCAACTAAAAGTGCTGTTAGTTATGATGTGGTGAATACACGAAGTCATTTCTGTTAACGCTGATTTGGGGTCTTGTTTGTCACTTATTGTAAACCTATCTCCTTTGAAGTTTTCTTTTGCCCAAACAATATCGTCTGTAAAAATCAATACTTTATATCTATCTGGGAAATGCTCAATAGCATCATGAAAATACTTTAATGAAGGTTGATTTAATCTCTCATTGGAAAGTGAATCGCCACGCCTAATGTGCATTGATATTGTCTCATTCAATCTTTGTTCGTACTTAGGTAGTTGAAATGCTTCAATTACTTTAACCAGATAATCTTCAAAATATTTTGAAGACTGAAAGTATCCAACTAGGTAATTTGCAGATTGAGGTATCTCAAAATACCTGCCAAATTTTTCTTCTCTATAAAAGCCGTTTATTGGCAAAGGGTATTCATGCAAGGTAGATAAGTGAGGGAACATCATTGGGAATTGATCTCTCTTACCACTTCTTTGAGGAAACACATATTGCTTTTTATGTCTCAACGAATGAGCTATCACTGCTGCGATCTGGAACATTTGGTTGCCCATTTGCCCCATCAACTTGCAGTAAATCGTGTTTTCTTTAATCACGCAGTAAAATTAATAAAATTTTTTATAATTGAAAATTTTATTTTTGTTGACCAGATAGGAGTCGAACCTATAATGAGGCGGTTGTTAGGCAATAAGCCGAGCAGTGCTATTTTAAAACGCTTACTCTATTACTAACTTACCACTGTGTTTGCCAGTTTCACCACTAGTCAATTTTTGTGGACCTGAGCGGATTCGAACCGCTGTCCAGATAGCATACAATACCACGATTACTTACAGCTTGTTTGGTTTAAGTCCAACAACTCACTTTTAGGGCTACCAGCAGTTTTTCAACTACCTACAACCTCCACCATTCGATTGCCATTACTTCTTTTGTGTCATATCGAAAATCCCCTTTGTTTTACTCATTAAGCAGCAAGCTCTAATTCTTGCTCTGCTTCAACTCTATTAAAGTTAAAGGCTGAGAAATCAAAACCTACTTTTGCATCTTGACGATTGCCAATAGTACCACCTAGGATACTGTTAGCGATTAATTGATTGTCAATTGTTTGTGTATGCATATTTTCAGTAGGTACAGCATACTTCCCTACGCTGATTGTGTTACCAATTACTACTGTCAATTCCTGTCAGGCCCATTTATTTTAAAGAACGTTTTTCTATTTTAGTCGTTTATTGAGGACATAAAATTACTACTTATCGATCAAATAAAAAAATTTTTAACTATTTATTTTTACACTGTTTGCTCTATTCAGCCAGCCTTCCAAAAACCTTGATTGAGTACTGTCTTTCTTGACCAATTGTTGATAGAATTCATATCTGTCTTTTTTTAACCTATCTAACAATGTTTTGCTAGGGATTTTGTTTATTGTCTCAATATCCTCAACTGTTATCTTATTGTCCAATTTAAGCCCCTTCAATTCAAACAATGCTTTCTCCAACATCTTGACAAATAATGTTGGTCCGTTGACCCTAAAGTCAAAAAGATAATCTGCTACTTGTTGATTGTCTAGTTCATACCACCCTTCTTTCACCCAAATGTCAAGATAATAATCAAGTACCCAAAATTCAGCCTCTGGAACTAGGTCATGCCTTTCTCTTTTGCTTTTGTCTATGTGTCTCCAGCCGTACCAATCTTTGTTCCATTTCTTTGTTATGCCAGCATAGGTCTCACCCCCTCTATCAAGTGGGTCGTTTACGTAGTTGCCTTCATAAGACCTTATGTAAGAGTATGTCAATCTAAAATCTGCCTTATATCTCTTTAATTCATTTTTTGAAACTAAAACATTGTTTGCTTTAATAGCGACTATTAAAAACAGTATAGTTAGTATTAGTTTTTTCATTTAATGTTTTTAGATCCGATGGACGGGTTCGAACCGACAACCTTCTGCTTACAAGGCAGTAGCTCTTCCACATGAGCTTCATCGGATTGTGGCTAAAAAATAAGAGGCTTAAACTTTCGTTTAAACCTCTCAAAACACAACACACATTTGTCTTGCTTATCGAGATAAGACGCTAAGTCTACCTGTAAAATTACCTCCTATGTTCCTAATGTCCCGCTTCACTTCAAAATCATTTCCTTTCTTCTCCACTTCCCAGCTCTCTAAAGATGTTTCTACATTTAATGAATCCAGCTTCTCCTCAAATAAGGAGTTTGGTTTACTAAGGTTTTCATTTGTTTCTTTTTCAACGCTGTTCATAACAGCAGTAAAATTACTAATTTTTTATAAATTGTCAAAATTTAATTTCTTTGCCATCCGTTTATAAATCCTCCTAAATGTTTCCTGACTACCCCTATTTCGTCTGATAGACAATACTTGTTGCTTCTATTGAATACAGATATAAATTTTTTAGGGTCAGGATGATTTTCCAATATCTCCCTTATGGTTTTATCTTTGAACTTATTTATGTTTGCGTTGTTCAACAAGTCCTCTGGATATATATCGTCTTCGTAAATAATTGTCATCCCACTATTATAAAGTAAATACACCAGCCGATTATTTCTATTACAGTTGAAACAAATATACCTGACACGACAGGATAATGCCATTTGTATTTTAATGTGAGATCGTCTCTCCAGAGCCAAATTATTAAAAAAATTGTAATTGCCAAAACATACAATGCTATGTGTCTCATGTTTTTTTAATTTTGGGTTAACTTTTCATCTGAAAACGATACCACGCACTTAAATTCCCCATCAAGTTCTTCGTACAGTGTTTTGATTTGCTGACGTGTAAACATCCTGTCCTCTGGCTGTTCAATGCTAGCTTGGGGTATCTCCATCTCGTACCAATATGATTGAATTCCTACGCTAAGGTCCCCTGAAAAATAGATGTATGCTTTCATCTTGTTGGCATTTTAAAATCCTTCAAACTTAATCCTTTTGTGATACTCCACAAAGTAAATCTTGATTTATTACTTCTGAACAATGCAATGGATTCATTTGCATCTTGCAATGTCTCTTTTTCAAATGAAATGAAATCCTTGTATTCCCCTTGTGGGGAATTAGGATTGTGGTAGGTGTATATTTTGGTCATTGTGTGTTTTAGTTTTCTTGTTCTTAAATAAATTACTGTACTGTAGTTCTCCGTTCTTGACTACCTTAAATCTAGTGTGCAGACTAATCGGTCTTAGGAATTCTATTTTTCTTTTCTCAGCATAGCACATGGCTTTTGGTTTATTGGTCATGTGTGTCTGATGCTTTATGAAAGTTCTGGCTCGGTGATCAAACCAGAACTCTACTAGGTCATGGAGTTGCATTTTATTCCACTCTTTTTATTTGGCCTAGGCTATCTGCATTATCACGATTAAAATGCAATTGGATTCTTTCTCCAACTTTGAGGTCAAGAACTCTATCAAGATGTTCTTGCAAAGCATACTTCCATTCATCATTTGAATCTTCCAATATCTCAGACAAGGAGGGGAATTGTGTAACGGCAGCAGTGCCTTCAATAAAGGCTACTACATACTTTCTTTTAGATGGCAAATGTGTGTTTTTCATTTTTGTGTGTGTTTAATTATGGTATAAATATATAATCTATTTCCTGTATCAGAAAACATTTTACTGTATTTATTTTCATTAAATACGTAACTACTTGATAATCAATTCAATTGATTTTACTAAGGTTTTTAGTAATTCTAAGTGATCTGCAATGGCTGCGAGAATCTAGCTACTTGACCGTGGGCAAACCAGTTAGCGTTGCATTCAGTGTTCTTTATGAATTTACCATCCCTATCAACCAATTGTTTAGTCCAAGACAAATAGTGGAAAAGCTCGTGCGACAATATGTAGACAGACGCTTCCTCTACGCTATCGTACTTCCAAGATACCTTCAAAGCCTTTCCGTTTATTTTGAACCAATGTTTGTCTAGCAAAGGGTATTTGTCGTGGTCGGCTTTTACATAGGCAGAAATCTTGTAAAGTTTGTCTTTTGTCTGTTCTGGAGGCCAACAAGTGCCGTGTGTGTTTTTGCCTTTCTTGGTATTTTGGAGTGTGATAGTTGAAACCTTGGACATATCGTAGTCTGAAGTCAAGTCCAGAAAGAATCTCTTCACTGGCGGCAACTTGATTCTGTCCCTGAATTTCATACAGTAAATTTACACAAAAAATTCTTCCCCGTTGAACACTACTCTTACTTTTCTTCTTTCTATTGGGCTAACGTAAGGTTGACCTTTTGGTATTGTAAACCTAGTCCCGTTCCATCTTGTCCCTTCTTTGTATTCGGTTAATAGGCAGCGGCAATTCACGTGAAGGGCGGATATTGTCGCTTTCCATTCACTTGTTTTCTTGCCTATATTGTCACCGTTTTCTAGCAATTGCTTTGCAGTAAATATTCTAGGTTCGTTTCCGTCTTTTAAATACAACTCTTTACATTTGTCACAGGCGTCTTTTTGAACTACAAAGTATATCTGCCCCCCCTCTCCTCTTCTTTGAATTAAAGCCAGCCTACCTTCGTTTAAAGCTGTATGCGAGATGTACTGTACTGATTTACTGAAGTTCCTTGACCAATCGCCAGTAAGCTCTGCAAGGGTGTTTGAGATTTGTTTAACAGACTCTCTGTTTTGCAACCCTTCGCTTATCCTATCCTTTATGTATTGTTCTTGAGAAGCCCTCACACTCATCCCTTCTTTTCTGGCTACATTGTTTATGTCTTTAAATATGTTTTGCTGGTTAGACCTTATGTCTGTTACTGACTGGTTCTTGATGCTCTGTATTGAGGCCTTTTCCCTATCTGTCAATGGAATTGATTGGCCTGACAGGACATATTTTTTGAATTGATCGTATGTAATGTCTTTTGCTGATTGACCTATTGCTTGTGATAATAAGCCTAATTGAAAGTTGAGTTTGACTATATCGTCTGTTTGACTGTACAGGGATTTTACATCAATCCCTGCTTTTTTCAAAGCCTCTTGTTCACTAGGCTGTAGGAATTGACCCCCTGCTGTTCTCGATATGAATATCAAGGTCTGCAAGTTCAACTGATGTAGTATCTCGTTGATCTGTTGAGGTGATAGTGTCATTTAACAAATTCTTTGTTGCCTTTATTAGCCCTTGATAAATAGATTTGTCAAATAGGTCTTGGTAGTTTTGTTCAATCTGTTCTATTGCCTTATTGAGGGGTTTGTCCATCTTTCTTCTCGTTCTTGAATTTAATTATATGCTCCATCGTTACTATGCCTAAACACAACAATGAGAACAGTAACCAAACCGTTATAACTTCAACAACTACTTTTGAATCCACAAATCGATGGGTGGAGTAGACAGCGGTCATGACCCCTACAAATGCTGTCAGTTTTCTTGATGAAAAACCTTTTTCATTTGTGAAAAAGCTGTTGTATATATCTTGTACTAAAAGTGAAATCAATTTAGCGATCGTCATATTTTTTGGCAATTTCTTTTAGCTCATCAAGTTCGTTTTTCAAGAATTGATTTAATTGTGCTCTCAATTGGTCAATCGAACTTTGTAAGGTATCTATCTTATCGTAGGTCTTCAAAAGGCCATTTATCTTTATCGTATTTTGAACGACAGTTAGGCTTATCCAGCCTACCCATCCAAGTGCAATGGTTACCAATATCCCCATTAAGACAGTTTCGTGTGATTCCATTTGTTATAACGTTTTTCCAATTCTTTAATTTTCTTTTTTTGATGGTTGACTACAAAGGTTAACAAAAATAACAAAGTTAACAGCATCAACAATAGTAAACATGCGACAAATTCATTCATTTTGACTTTAAAAACGCATAACCCATGAGTAATATTTGCAAAGTGTTCCATGAAATCGGAAATTTTCCTAAATAAACCCAAACTGAATTATACGTCAACAAATAATCTATAAAATCAACAACCAAAATCAAAAGTATTATCTCTAACTCTTTTATGTGCTGACAGTGCCATCTGTAGATGAAATAAAATAAGCACATAAAAGACAAATGTTCAAACAGGTAATAAAAATATTCCTGTCTGGTGCATTCTGAATCAGAGAACGGAAACCAATCAACCAATCCATTCTTAATCGGTAAATACAGAAAGAATGTTTGTGAAAGTATAACCACAGAGAAAAACAATATCGTTTGACGCGCCTGATTCATTTACATCCTCCAGGAGGGCATCCACCGCCTTGTGGTTTTCCGATTTGGATATTTGTGTAAACCCTTATACCCATCTCGTGCATCTCATACGTAAAATGCTTTAGCAATTTAAACAATTTGTCACTTGGTTCGTCTGGTGAACCTGACTGAAAGTTTAAAAATGTTACGCCTTTGTAGTAATCTTCTTCTTCGTGATGTGCCATAGTTTTTATTTTTAAATTGATATTTTTTCTACACCAAACTCTTTGTCTATCCACCTGCTGAACTCTTTTGCAAATGGATTTGATTTGTTAAAAGTACTATCTTCTGCTTTTTGTGCTTCTTGTTCTAAAAAGGGGTTTTGATCCCCTTGTTGCTGCTGGTATTGTTGGTATTGCATTTGTTGTTGTTGCATTCGCATCTGGTCTTGCTGCATCATAAAAGTATTAAGGATAATGTCCCCCTTTCCATCTGGCAGTGGTTCTAAGTCTCTTATAGCCCTGACCTCGTTTACGGTCATGTAGGTTGAAGCTGCCCTGACCAATCTCTCCTCTTCGTCTTTACTGTCTTCAGTGTCAATTCCAGCAAAAATAAATTCATATTGACCTTGGCTCTTAGGGCCTATGATCATTTTATTGATCCAAGTCTGGATTGATTTGAGCAATGGCCTTAGTCCCTTACTGATGCTATATTCTTTCTCTTCATTTCCTCCATTAGCCGAACCAAACGCACCATGACCTGTTCCTTGCAACGGGAAGCCTATCTCTTCAGGGCTTATCTTGTAAACCGCGCAACCTAATTTTATCAAGTATTCTTGGTACTTGGAGAACTCCATGTCCCTGTTTGACTTTTGTAGGTCAAGCCACTCTATTTTCTCTGCATCTAATACAGGTGTCTTGTGGAAATTATTGACACCTGTCATTGTAGCGTTCCAATCCCTTCTTAATTCTGCTATTTTATCTTTATTAACCCCACCAGCTGATTTAACTAGAAGGGCTCCTTTTGGAGCTGTACCGTTCTGGAAGAACTTGTTGTTGTAACTGTCGCTATTGAACATAGCTGTAACAGTAGAGATCAATATCTCTAGTTCTGACTTTCCGTATCCGTTTGAATTTAATGCTGTTTGTGGATTCCTTACACCAAAGCAAAGTTCCCAAGGGTAATATTCTTGATATATGTTGTTTTGATATATCTGAACATAACTAGGATAAAAGCCGTCTTTCTTCTCTCCTTGTTTTAGATTGTTTTTGTTATCGTAACTGTCTGCAAGCCTTATTGTAGCACCATCCACAGCAACTATTTGGGTAGGCTGTTTTAGTTTATTGTTGACTACCTCAAAACACGCTTGGTCGAGCGTAAGCGAGTCATCTACCACTTTTCTGATAAGTGAATCAAAATCGTCCATGTCCCATACCTCTTCTTCTTCAGAACAGTTCAAAAGGAACTGGGTCAATCTATCTATTTCTCTTTTATCTCTGTCGCTTACTTGCTGATCTTTTGAATTTTTTTTGCGTATAACGAACCCTTTGGAATACTTATCTACTTGAGGTGTACAGTATTCTGTGACCTGATCTTTTCTGGTCGAAATGATTGCGTTGATAATAGGGTTCTTTGCCATTTGTCGCAATAGCTCAAATGACACTTGAGCGTTCTTTTGAAAGTAACCTTGAGAGGTGTTTGTTTCAAAAGGGTCAAAAGTCAGGGACTTGTGGCCTATTGCGTTGGCAATAGTTTGCTTAGGCTGAAAGTTACTGATGTACTGTTGGGCTTTATAGATCTCATCTATATCGCCTGACTGCAACGCTTTCTGTACTAAAAGGGATTTCTCAATAGAAAGTTTTTGCTCTCTTTCGTCTAATTGAGATAGTTGTTGGTATACAGGTAGGTTGCTCACTCACCTCTATGCTTTTTGTCTTACAAAGACGATTTTCTTCAAACCTCCAGCTTGTTCTACCACTACCTGCGAAAGTCCATTGGTAGCTGATTCGATTTCGGTTTCTGCCTTAACCAAGTCATCTTCATTGGCTTTCTTTAGGTCGGCTTTAAATTTCTCGATAGCTTGAAAAGAGAAAGTTTCGTAAGAGCTAGATGGGTACTTGGTGTTAAATTCGTCTTGAGACAAACCTTTAATCAATGAAGCCTGATAGGCTTTATCTTCACTTTTGAATGATCCAAGCATTTTGGCTTGTTGTACTTCTCTGTGAGACTTTATGGTTTCGTTATTATGGAAATCGAACATAGTTTTGTAAGTTTAAAATAAAAATACTAAAATTTAGTTATTGTTTTTAACCTTACTTTGAACTTACAGCTTGTGGGTTTGGCACAATCTTGGCCTCAATGATTTTGATTTTTAGTTCTAAATCTTTTATGTCCTGTTTGTGGGTATCAATGACCCTCTGAATGGCGGCTATTTTATCACGTGGGTCTAGGGTAATGTTGAACACCCACATGCCCCTTTCTTTGCTCAACGCTTCACCTTTATCAATAACACAATAATCGAACAACTCTAGGAGCTTTAGTTTTTGAAACAAAACCTCTGGTTTGTCCCCAGTCTTTTTAACTAACTTAGGCAAGGTAAACCACTTAGTACCCATCAATCCTTCAATTGAGACTGCTAAATCAAATGCTTTCTTTTTGTTTTCAGGGTCTTCCTTAAATTTTTCTACTTCTAACCTGTTCTGTTCTTGGATTTCTTCCATTGATTGAAGTACTGGTACAGTGTTTGACTTTTGCGATTCTTCCCAATCTTTCTTAAACTGTTCTTTCTCTACTTCAGTTAGATTATCAGTGACTGTGCCAATATTTGCTTCTTGTAACATATCTTTCTTATTTTATTTTTCCTAGTTTTCTCAATGCCCTTTCTATCTCTGGTAGATTTTTCTCGTAATGTATGGTGTCAAAAGTTTTTTTCCTTCTTTCTGGAAACTTGAAGTGTTTCATGGTGTCGTGATAATATTTCATGTGTTCCACACCTGCCTCGTACTGGGCTTGCAAAGAATAGATTTGTTCTGGCGATAAGTTTTCTGGCTCTATGGTCATATTTTAATCTAAAGAGATTTTTGGTAAAGAAGTATCGATTGTATTAATCTTTGCTTTAATTGTAACATATTTATGTTTATGATTCATTTCTAAATTCTCTTCAAATTCGTTTTCAAGGCACTTTAAATAACCTGCTTTATAGGCTTCAATTATAGCCTGTTTAAAGTTATCTCCTTCGTATTCATCTTCCAGTAATGCCTCTATCCCGTAGGAATTCTTAATCAACCAATTCTCTGCCTGTAAATCTATACCTGTCATATTTTGAATTTTTTTCTTACCAATCCACTACCGTCTGAAGCTGCTTGTAGACCGCTACCTTGTGACCTCAACTTTGACATAAAATGTCTGAACAATGAAGCTGTGGCTATCACATCATTCAAAGCCCTGTGCGCATCCGCAATGTCGCCAGAATGCCTTCTGACGCTTTCTATTAAACTAAACTTTACTGTCTTCTCATCTTTGTGTCCGTCTGCTCCTTTGGTAAGGAACATGGTGTCTATGTGATGTGGGATAAATACACCATTGTCTTCATAACCGCTAACGTATTCCTTTAAAGGTATATTGGCTCTTTTAAATATATTTGTCAAAAATGGAATATCAAAAGTTATATTGTGTCCTACTAAAATAGGTTTACATATCTTGCTTTGGTAGACATTGGTTTCTTGAAATACTAGGGTCAGGTCTTCCACTACCTGTCTTAAATTTTCTCCATCTTTTTCGCATACATCCTTTGTTAACCCGTGAACTTTTATTGCACCTTCTTCGTATAACAATGTTTTGTCGTATGGCTTAACTACATTGTCATATCTCAACACTTCTTCAAGTGTAACACCATTTATGCCTAAACAAGCAACCTCACATATTGGGTTTTTGACTGGAGATAAGCCTCCTGTCTCAAAGTCTAGTACTACGTATGAGTTTATTTTTTTGCTCATTTCTTGTTCTTATCGTAGTTTGCCTTTAACTGCATATATTCGGCAAATCCTATTGGCAATTTTTTCTTAAACTCTTTTAGGTTGTTGATCATGATTTCAATCTTATTTAGAAGATTTTCTAAAT